CCATGACCTACAGTGAGTATGCTCTCGCGCTACTCATTCAGGGCCTTCGTGACCCAGTGCGTCTCTTCATCAAGAATGAGCCCCACAGCCAAGCAAAGATCGACGAGGGTCGAGCACGCATCATTTCGAGCGTCTCCCTCGTTGACCAGCTGGTGGGCAAGTACTTCCATGAGACGTTCAACAAGGCCGTCATTACCCAGAATCAGGGAGACCACGATCTCGTGCTCTCTATGGCTCCCGGCATCTCCGTGGGAGCCGCAGGCGCAGAAAGACTCTGGAGGGTGTTCAATCCTGGACAAGAGCAACGACAGCTCCGTTCCGTGGACATCTCCAGTTGCGACTTCTGTCAGCGACCGATCTTTGGGCTCATTGACGCCATCATCAGGGCGAGACACTTCGCAAACTCAGTTAAGGAGCCTGGACACCCGGACGCACCGCTCTGGGACATTCTCATGAAGCATCACGGCGGGGAAATAGCCAGCGAGGCCTTGGGAGAGGCGATGCTGGGTCCCCTGGTTGTTTATGCCTCTCGACTCTATGCCTCCGCCCACACCCTGGGCCGGACCATTGTTGTCCCACAGCCGAGCCTGATGGGTCATGAGGAGTCGGGTCAGCCGTCTACATCAGCCAGCACGTCGTTGAAGCTCGCGTTGATTGCCATGAACATCAACGCCCATTTTGGCCTCTCAGACGGGAAGGTCATCGCCATGGGCGACGATCACGTGGCCGAAACACCGGACCTGGATGGAGAATGGGCAATCACCAATGCCCAAGTGACGGAAGCGTACGCGCGGTATGGCCTCAAAGTCAAGGAGGTCACAATGATGCCGCTCAACACCTTCACGTTCTGTTCCTCAGTGTTTACTGGCACAGCCCCAGACAATGTGGTCGCCGTCCCATCAGACATGGGCAAGCGCGTCCTCAATCTGGTAGTCAATCTCCACAAGCAACCAGACGCAGCCATCAGGCTCAACTTCTGGGAGCAGCTAGTGCTTGACGTGCAGAGTCCTGAC